GTTCTTGTTGTTCTTGAATAGCTTTAATCAAAATAGGAGTCAGTTTCAAATAATCTAAATTATAATCCGATTGTTTTTCATCTTCATTAGGCTCATGTTGTAATAACCATGTACTATTTTTTTCTATGCCTACCTCTTCTAAAGATTGTTCTAAATCTTGTGCAACTAAGCCATACATTTTAGGACAATCTTCACTATCAATCTTGTAGTTATATTGGCTTGGCTTTAATTTATTTACTAGATTTAAACCTACATCTAAATCACTAATATCTCTTTTAAAGTTTCTATCAGATGGCAGAGAATTAGCGTTTGTACTTATAGTCCCAACACTAGAACTATCGTAGTAAAAGCCTGTAATGACTCCATGACTTCCTGTTCTATTTAAAGATAAACATTGTCCATCATTTATAAAGGCACTGTCTGTTCCGGGGTTTAAAACTATTCCTGCGGTATTATTAAAAGTAGCATTACTTCTGCCTATGATCACATCATTATTAAAAATAGCCGTACCTCCATCAGACATATCAAGGGTTAGGGCAGCTGTTGTTGAACCGCCATCATTGCCTTGAAAAACTATATCTCCGTCCGAAACATTAGACGTTATATACCAAGAACCTGAAACATTTGAGTATGTTGCTATAGTGGTTCCAGCGTCTTTAAATCTAAAATCACCACCATCCGCATCAAGGGTTATGTCACCTGCCACATCTAGGGTAAGGTCTCCAGAACTTACATCAATCTCCTGCCCATCTATCGTGATGTTATCTACAACAACACCTGCGTTGGCTGTGAGCGCGCCACCGGCATTTAACGTTCCAGATACGTCTGCGTTTCCGTTACAGTCCAGTTCTGTAGACACCACTTTAGCATCTACATTAAACTGAGTAGCAGTAAAGAAAGCTCTAGCTACACCGCCGACGGCGAAACTTAAATTATCCGCTCCACCGCTATATAGCCCTGTGTTCGGATCGCCAGAAAAACTCAAAGACGGTAATGAAACCGTACCGGCTGCTACTTGAGCAGTGCCATTAAATGTAGCGTTACCTGCATCGGACATATCAAGAGTGAGGGCTGTTATAGCGGAACCGCCATCGTCTCCTTTGAAGATAATGTCCTTATCCTGAACAGCAGAAGTAACCACAAAATCACTAGAGCTATTGGAAAGCGAGCCGACATGAGTTCCGCCATCGGAAACTTTTACATCCCCTCCATCAGCGTCAAGGATAATGTCTCCTGCTACGTCTAGAGTTAAATCACCAGAACTCAAATCTATTTCTGTTCCGTCTATCGTGATGTTATCTACGACAACACCCGCATTAGCTGTAACTACTCCCGATACACCTAAAGTGCTTGCCATGTCTACAGCGCCGTCAATGTCCACTACGTCTAGATTTGTAGTGCCATCTATATCTGCATCGCCTGATATATCTAGAGTTGCTGCATCTAGTTCTCCAGTTAAAGTAACATTTCTAAATGAGCCTATGTCTTTATTACTATCTACAACAACTCCAAGACTAGCAGATACTGTCCCTGCCGTTACATTATCAAGAACATTTAGTTCAGCAGGAGTAGAAGTAATAGCAGTTGTAGTTGCTGCTGCTAGAACAGGTATATACCCACCTTGATTAATTAAGTATTGTGTGTGGTCTGCTGTAGGATCTACAATAGATAGCGTAGTTTCGTGTGCATCTGCTGTAGCTCCTTCAAAGATTATAGCATTGGCTGCTTGCATAGTTACTGTGTCTGCTGTAGTAGTTGTTCCTGCTACA